ACTAGGCCGAATACGAAAGGCAAGACGATGACAACGGAATCCCTCGAGCGCATGTCAGACGCCGTCTGCGTCGACACTCCCCCGCGCGCGGCACTCACTTACGCCGAGCGCCTCATGCTCGCCGCATTCGATAGCGGCATGCTCGCGGGCCTCTCGGCCTCGCGCGATCGTTCTGCAGTAGGCAACGCGCGCCGCGCATACGCCGAGTATCGCAAGGCGCGCGGATACGCAACGCACGCCGAGATGCTCACGCGCCCCGAATCTCAACCGAAACTCGGCAAGGGCGAACGGTACGCGCTCGGGCTCATGCTCACGCCCGCGCGCTCTCTCGCATTCGCCGACGCGGGACTCTCGCGACCCGTCAACGCGTGCCCGCGTGCGTCTCGCGGATGCGAGTCCGCATGTCTCGCGACTAGCGGGCACGGCGCATTCACGTCGACGCAGAAGGCGCGGCAAGTGCGGCACGGGTTCTTACTGTCAGACCCGTACTCGGCAGGCGTGCTTATTGGTGCCGAGACATTGCGCGCCGTGCGCAAGTACGGGCCCGACAACGTGACGCTACGCCTCAACGTGCTCACGGACTACCGCTGGGAATTCATCGCACCGCAAGCCCTGGCACGTCTCGAGACTCTCGGCGTGCGCGTGTACGACTACACCGCATGGACGCCCGCCGACCGTGACCCCGTGCACGGATACGCGCTCACGTACTCGGCGAAAGAATCGGCGCACACATCCGCCGAGTATCTCGAGGCTCTACTACTTGATGGGCACAATGTCGCGGTGCCCTTCACTACTCGCAAGGGTGAAGACTTGCCCGCGTGGCACACGTTCGACGTGCCGCGCGATAGGTACTCGATCCTTTTCGAGGTCACCGACGGCGACCTCACGGACGATCGCACGGACGACCCTCGCGGGCCCGTCGGCGTCATTATCGGACTCCGTGCAAAAGGCGCGAAAGGTAAGGCGGACTCTAGCGGTTTCATTCGCGAGCCCATGCGCTAGTCGTCTCACGGTAGGCGCGCGGCATTAGTCGCGCGCACTCCGTGCCATTACTAGCGGCACCTAACGAAAGGCACGACATGACCGACACAAGCGCACCCGCGCTCGATCTCTCGCCGTTCACTGTCGACGCGCTCGCGCGCTTCGCATTGAATGATCCGACTCTCACGGGCAACGCGCGCACGTTCGCGCGTCCGTATCTCGAGGCTCTCACCGCGTGCGAGACTCTCGCGGACAACTATGGCGCCGACTCGGCGCGCATGCTCGCGGCGTACGCCGTCTCTAATCTCGGCGCGTGGCGCGGCGACAGTGCGCGCGCGTGGAAAGCCGAGATGAACGCGCGTCTGCGCAAGGTGACGCGATGAACGCGCGCCCTGTACGTCTCACGGCTCGCGGGCGCATGCTCGCGGGCCTCGCGTTCGCGCTCGCACTTGCGGGGCTCTCGGCAGTGCTCGAGGGACTATCGGCAATGGTGGCGTCATGAACGCGCGCCGCATACGTGCGTTCCGCGCGCTCTCACTCGAGCCCTGCCAGTGTGGCGGGCCCGCGTCCGTAGTTGAGACGCGCGCCGCGCGTGGCGTCCCTACGTGCAAGGCGTGCGCGCTCTCGCGTGCTCGCGACAACTACGCCCGACGGAAGGATGACGCCATGACTCGGCGAGAGTCTTTCTAGACGCACTGACGTTCGATCGTCCGCGCCGTAGCGGCGTAGTGCAGAACCTTCCTAGCCCTAGTGAAATGGGCACCTACTCGAGCGCGCCTAGTGGCTCGAGCGACTCGGCGAGCCCCCGTGCATTGCACGCGGGGCCCGTCGGCATGCGCTCGAGCCTCTCGACATTCTCGAGCGCTTTCGCATGCCCTGGCACCGTCACGGGCTCGAGCCCTCACGCGTGCCCGTCTCGCGCCCGTAGCGGGGCGAACGGCGCCCGCGTGGCAGATAGTGCCCGCGCGCATGCTCTCGCGCCTACGGGCTCGAGGGGCCCACGCAATTGCATGCGCCCCACGGGCTCGCGTTCGCGTGCACTTTCGCCCCTAAGGGGAAGCCCTGTAAAGCCCGTAGCGGGGCGAACGGCGCCCGCTCGAGTACTTGTGCCCGATAGGGCTCTCGAGCCCTTAGGGACCGTCCTAGGGCACCCTCACGCGTTGCCCCCTATTCGAGAGCCCGCGCGCCCCCCATTCGAGGTATACGGCGCGCCCCCCATTCGGGGGACATGTAGAGGAAATGTCCCCCATTCAGGGGACGGTTGGACAAACGCGACATTTCGGACAGGCCCTCCTGCCCCTTACCAGTAAAGGGCTCAGAGATTCATCCAGTAAAGATTCCAGAGATCCATTTTACTCAGAGTGTCTAGAGACACGTTCGAGTGTTCTCCAAGCGAGTCTTCTCAGCATGGCAAGGCTTGCACAAAGTCTGCATGTTCTCTACCGCATGCTCACCAGCATCAGCCAGCCGAGCAAGATGGTCAGCCTCAAGCGAGCGGCCCGACAGATCCCTCAACCCGCACATCTGGCACGTGTAGTCATCACGAAACAGCACCTGACGGCGAAGCCTCGTCGAGACCGTCCGAGACACACGGCGCTTCACCGAAGGGCGAGTATCAGGCAGCGTGTGCTGCTGGCAACGCGACTTCGGTGACGGGCGACCGCAGACAACGCACGGGCGCGGAGCAGAAGTCACTGCGTCACGACCTCGACAGCATGGGCTCGGCACACGGCGATCATCGGTCGCGGATTCGGGGCAGGCGTCGGATGGACAGCCAGCGAAGCAGGAGCACCGCAACGGCGACCAGACTCGTCACGGAAGGCACAGCGATAGCCCGAGGTGCGCAGCACCTGTAGGGCAGTTCTCGTGTCATCCATTGAAGGCTCCAAAACGTGAGGGGGGAGGGGTGTCTAGACGTGAGGGGGGAGGGGTCTCCCCCCTGCCACTTCCCAGGGACACCCGCCAGGGGGTAAGAAGGGGGCCAGTCGCGACGGAGCAGATCAGGCTCAACGTCCACTGGCGCTACCGTGCGTCCACAGCAGAAACCCCGCTTGCCCTAAGGCGGCGGGGAGTTGGGCTGCCTGCGAACCGTCCTCAAAGGCACACGGTCGCGTCAGGCAGTAGTAGTAGAAGATGCCCGCATAACGGACATACCCCTCTACTATGTTCAGGTCTCAGTGGTGACGAACTTGTTAGTACATTCTGTTGTAGTCCGCCAGCAGGCTACGACGGTATGCAGTACGATCCCGCCATGACCTACGCAGGCTATTCCCGACTCTCCATCAGCCAGGACACCAGCGTCAGCATCGACGCCCAGCATGCCATTCTCGAGCGGTGGGCCGCAGCCCACGGACACGAGATCACCCTGTACACCGACGACGGATTCTCAGGGTCTAAGGACATCGAGCGCCCAGCGTACGAACGCATGCTCGCAGCAATCGAGGCAGGGCAGCACGATGCTGTGGTGGTCAAATCCATCGACCGACTAGGCCGCAGACTCAGAGCATTCATCGACCTGGCAGACAGCGTGCGCATCATCACCGTAGAAGGAGGTATCGATACCGATACCCCGACAGGGCGGATGATGCTCAGCCTCCTCTCCACCTTCGCAGAGTTCGAGGCCACCCAGATCGGGCAACGCCAAGCCACCAGCCAGGCGTACCGACGCAAGGCAGGCAGAGCACTCGGCTCCCCCGCATTCGGGTACACGAACGAGCACCGAGCCGACGGCGCTTACCGTGTCCTCGAGGAGACCGAGGCACGTGAGTTGCGGTGGGTAGTTGAGGAGATCCTGGCAGGCAGTTCGCTGCGCTCCATCGCCGACGACCTCAACACTCGAGGCATCGCAACGAAGCAAGGCAACCTATGGTCAGCGGCAACCATCAGCCAAGTAGTCGAGTCACCGCAGATCGCAGGCATGCGCCCATCGAAGGGTGACGTGGTGCGTGAGAACGGGCTGCCCGTCATCGACGAGCACCTCGCCATTGTCAGCATGACGGAATGGCAGCGGCTGCAGGAAGCACGGGGCAAGCGGCAGGCATTCGCACCGCACGGTGCCCAGCACGAACGGCTGCTGCTGCATGGCCTTGCAGTGTGTGGCTCGTGCGGCAGGAACATGACCCGAGGGTCAACCACAGTCAAAGGTAAGCAGTACGAGAACTATCGATGCCCCACCGACGTGAAGACGAAATGCACAGGCAGGCCAACCATCAGCGCCCGCATGCTTGACGCCTATGTCGAAGAGCAGTTAGCACCGCTCATGAGCATGCCCGTCATGGAGACAGTGCATGCAGCAGATGATGCAGCGGTGCAGCAGCGGGCTCTCCTGCAGCACGAGATCGATGCACTGGCAGCAAGCATCGGTGAGGCCAGCGTGGCAGACATCGGACGCATCGCCGAACGGGTATCGGATCTGCGACAGCAGTTGGATCTCATCGTGGTCGACACTGTCGAGACTGTCCGTCCCACGGGCGAGACACTGTCCCACGTTTGGCAAACCGTCCCACGGCTCGTTGTCGAGCAGGCGATCGAGCAGGTGATCGTCTACCCCGCAACGACGAAAAGGGCCCCCGCCGAAGCGAGGGCCCAAATCGTGTGGCGAGACTACTCGTCAGGGTTGTGATCGCAGTACGCCTCGCGGATCTGATCCTCGCGGAAGTACTCGTTCGACCACAGTTCTGCGATCTTCTTGCGGATGTCAGGCGATGTCGACATCTTCACACCCCGTATCGGAACTGCACGCGAGTTCCCTCGCGCCCTTGGTCTCGTCCTCGAATTCGTAGAACGAGAGATCAGCGAAGCGCACCGACGACGGAGATGCTGCACGCAGCGCTTCGTACTCGTCGACTGTCACCTCCTGGTACGGAGCCTGCGCATACGAGTGCTCCGTGTGCGGCAGGAACGAGACACCAGCAACGATGTCCCAGTTCTCCCACACCCAGTTCGCCACGGGCACCCACTCCTCGGGGCGCACGGTGACAGTGATGGACACCTGATGCTCGGCCCACCACATGCGGTAGACCTTGTACATCTCGAGGTGATCCAGCGCAGTGATCTCGTTTCGCGTCACGGCACCAGGCGGGGCCTCGACAGGGAACGAGAACACCGTGGTGTTGTCGGGGTTCATCACGTCAGGCTCGAACGGCACGCCTGAGTCCATCATCAACCGAGTGAGCGGGTCAGAGTTCGAGCCACGCACCGTGCGGATGTAGTACTCCGAGTGCCACGGGTGAATGCCGCTCGACACCCCAGTCAACTGCGACACCGTGCCCGACGGCTTGATCGTCGTCGTCGACACCGACGGCTCAATACCGAGCCACTCCGCCTCGCGCTCGTTCGCAGCGACCACAGCGTTCTGCATCGCAGCCAGGCGCTCAGTCAAGCCCCTGTCCTTGTGGTCGTTCAGCAGCACATTGCCGTAGATGCCAGTCAGACTCACACCGAGCAGGCGCTCCTCTTCGGCGTTCTTCCGCCACTGGCTACGCACGTACTTGAACTTGGTCAGGGTCGACTGCCACGTGCCGATGATCGATGCGATCTCAGCCTTGTGGACAAGTTCGTTCAGCCCGTCATTCGGGCGGACCACGATCTCCGTGAGATTACACAGCCCCATGTTGCGCAGACTGATCTCACCGCACGGATTCGTGCCCACAACCTTCTCGCCGTCGCGACGGTTCGGCACGTTCGCTTGAATCCCAGCAAGGTTGAAGATGCCGCGCTCACCCGACTGCGACTCAATCAGGTTGCGCCACTCGCGGAGGAACAGTTCAGCGGACGGCTTCTTCACATACACGGCAGAGTTATTCGCCAGCGCGCGCTGCCCGTTGTTCTCCCACCAAGTACCGCTCTTGCTCTTCGCCATCTCGAAGTCGGAGAGATCCGACAGGGAGATCAGCGCCGAGCGGCGGACGCCGCCTGAGACAATGACCTCGCCCACCTTGCAGGCAATGTCATGCACCTCGAGCGGAGTCAGGCGGCGACCAGCAGCAGCGACGAACGTCTGCACCGTGAAGTCGAACAACTGCAGCAGCGGGCCAGGGCCAGACGCGCGGCCACCGAACGTGTGCAGGCGCGCGCCCTTCGGGCGCACCTTCGACGTGTCGATGGACGTAGTGAATCCGTGATACAGGTGGTCGATCAGTTCACGGAACGCTGCAGCCCAGCCCTCGCGCGAATCCTCTACCACAATGCGAGAGCCAACGCGGTGCTCGAATCGGCTAGCGATGATCGGCAACTGATCCACGTAACGCTTCTCCACCGAGAAACCGACGCCAGTGCCGTTCGCCAGGATGTACAGCAACTCGTCAAAGGCGCGCGCGTTGTCGAATGCGAGGAAGGAGCAGTTGTAGCCCGCGAGTGGCTCGCGCTTGAGTGCAGGCCCAGCGGTCATGAGAGCGCGCATAGACGGCAGCACATCGAGGTTGAAAATGGCCTCGCGCACCTCATCGAAGATGGGGTCGTTGCGGTCCTTGCCGTACGCCTCGAGATGGTCACGGAAGAAGTCGACGTAGCGATCCACAGTCTCAGCCCAGGTCTCACGGCGGTTCTCCTTCTCGACCCAACGGGCGTAACGGGACGTGTGGATGAAGGATTGATACGGGGTCATGTCAGTCATTAAGGTCCAGACGTTCGAGGCGTGTGATCTCGCGGTCGATGTACCAGCGAGCCTTCTTAAGGTCTTGCACCTCGGAGCCCTTGTGCCGTGAACGGATCACGTACTTGAGGGCGTTGCCAAGGTTGAAATTGAACTGCTCCGTAATGTCAATGGCCTCGAGGCCATGCGGGAGCCAGGTGTAATGCGGCGGGTGATTGACCATGTCGGCCTTCGGCTCAGACACGGGCAGCCTCCGCACAATCAGCGCAGACCATGATCGAGTCACCGTTCAGGCTCAGGAACTCGAGACCGTTCGGCACCCAGAACACGAGGTTGCACCAGAGACAAATGTCCTCGAGTTCGTGCAGGACTTCGGGATCAAGCGTCTCCATCAGTGGCCTCCTCAACCTGGTTAGCGGGGAAGAACGAGGTCTCAATACCGTCGGCTTCATCTGCGAGTTCGATCAGCGTGACCGCCAGGATTCGAGCGGCCTGCGGGCTGACCATGATCGTGCCGACGAACGCAAGGTGCGTTGCCAACTCGAGTTCCTGCCAGTCCTCCACAACGGTGCTCAGAGAGATCACCGTGGTGTCCAAGCCAGGCTCACCGACACGGTGCACCTCGAGGTAATCGCCTTCGGCCAGATCGCACGCGAAAAACGACGCATCGGAAGTCAGAGAATCGTCGCTCACAGGCTGCCCCCTGCAAACAGGACGGCAGAGTCATAGTGCATAGGTGCCTCCAGGGCTAGGGACAAACGGGGTGTAGTTGCTACGTACTGATCAGGTCTCAGAGGTGCCGAACTTCTCGGCGAGCAGTTCGAGCCCGCGATCGAGACGCGACTTGAACGTCATGCGGGCAATACCTGCGTGCTCAGCGATCTGCACGACCGACCACTCGGGGTACTCGAGGTACAGAACGACCGCTTCTCGGTTGCGCTCAGGCAACTCAGCGACCAGCGCTAGAACACCTCCCACATCTCGCGATGCACTGGACGACTGGCTTATCTCCAACGGCGCAAGAGCATGCACCGCATCAATGGACGCGCGCCCGACGAACTCGGGGTCAGCAGCAGTGTTGACATCATCATGCTCGGTGGTAGCCCAGTGATCACCGAACGGCTGCTCGTCATCAAACGCCTCGTCGAAGACCTTGTCGTAGGACTCGACCTGCTCCATTGCCACGAAGGTCAGCAGAGCCGCGACCGACACATCGTTGGACTTAGCGGCGTCCTGCATCGTCGTCTCGTTACCGAGCGCCCAGGAACCATCAACAGCCTGCATAGCCTTGTGCGCCTTGCGCAGGCGATTCACCGTTGCATGCGGCATAGACGCATGCGCGGAGGACTCCAACGCCCAGCCCACCACGTTACCGAGATCGCGACGCAGCAGCCGCGCCTGCTCAGGCGTTGCCACCATCACGTACTCAATGGCTGCCAGCGTCGCCACCTGCATCGCCTCCTCCATGCCACCGAGGCGGTGCTTCCACTTGTCGGCTGGCTTAGCGATGTTGTTGTGGTACTCGCTAAGCAGCGCCTCGAGTGCCGAAGTGTCACCTGCCTGCGCGGCAGCGACCTGGGCTACATCTTCACTGTACGAACGGGTCACAGTCGTTCTTCCTGCACCGAGCACGTTCGGCTCGGACTGCGTGCCACGGGAGGGGCTTGCTCCCTCCATTGCCGCTAGTTCGTGGCGTCTGGCATTAGGCGACTGCCAGTGTCCTGTAGTAGTTGGCCTTCGCAGCGTCGACAACCTTGCGCGACGCCGACGGTGACTCGAACGGCAGGTCCAACTCCGAGAGCAACAGGTTGCTCTTCGCCTGATTGCAGACATGGTGAGCGATCGCCAGGTTCTCTGGAATGTTCTCCCCGCCACGGTCCAGTGGGATCACGTGGTCGACTGTCGGAAAGAGATCCGAGGGCTTACCGTTCGCCAGCCGAGTCTCCTCAGTAGCGATGCCGCACAAGTAGCACGGCGTCATCACGACACTCAGCGGGGCTGCAAGCATCCTGCGCGCCTGGGCGCGGGCGGTCTGCTTCTGGTTCTTCGTCATGCTCTTCATCGTCTTTCTTCCTGCAGCAGGGACGGTCGCCCTACGTTGCGTGCCAGCCGAGGACTCGAACCTCGGAGTATGCCTTTCTGGCGCGATACACTCATCGACTGTCACATCTTCTGAACGGTCATGGAAGTGTGCAGTTCGTTCTTCGGATGGTTGACCTGCGCCCGAAGGAGATCGGTCAGGAAATCAATCTCATAATCGATGTCGCCCTGGGTGATCTCGGGATCGATGTCGGCACCGCGCTTGTTCCTGTCACTGATGTACTGAGTGATCCAAGCCGTGCGAGCCAGCGCATCAGTCTCGAGAGTGATGACTACCTTGGTGTTCGTAATTGTGTTCATAACCTTGTTTCTGCACCGCCGACAGGGCGACGGATTGCGTGCCAGTCGAGGACTCGAACCTCGAGGTATGCCGTTCTGGCGGACCACCAGTAGCGCCGCTCGGGCCTATTGGGCGGGGCTCAGCGCTCGCCCCGAGGGGGTCTTCGCGAGAAGCGATCTGTACTCACTATGGACTTGTCAAGAAGTTGCTCGAATGTAATTTGGTCAAACTTTCTTGACTGGATTATACACACGTCGAGACGCGTGAAACCACTATTGGCTCTTTTTCTGTGTGTTCTGCGTCACACCCCAGTTTCCCAGCGGGACATGGCGACCTCGAGGCCACGACGCACCCCAGCCACCTTCACCAGGGCGTCCTTCACCAGGCGCTCCGAGCGCTGCACCTGGGTACGGATCGCCAGGCGAGCGGGATCGGTCACGATCGCCCCAGTCGGGTCATTGATTGCACCCGACGTGTCAGCCACGCGAACCTCGCGCTCGATCATCCCAGCGGGCGACGCCTCCCATTGAGCCGCGTCGACCACCGCGAGGAGCGGCAGCAGCGCCTCAGCCTCAGCGATCAGCAGAGCCAGGTGGTGCTCAATCTTGTTGATCTCAGTCGTTTCCATGCTTGGCCTCCTCGTAGCCGTACCCCATCGCCCACGTTGAGCCGATGACTTCTCCATCTGCGATCAGCGGCACGCCCATGAACTCGTACTGCTCCATCACCTTCTTCATCTCGCGCACGACATCGTCGGCTTCACCGATCGGTGCCTGCCCGAGAACCTCATCGTGGATCGGGAGCAGGAAGTGCTCACCGAGTCCAACCTCGTGCATGTTGACGATCGCCTGTGCGAGCACGTCGCGAGCCGTCGACTGCACGATGTAGTTCGTCGCTGCGTACAAGCGGTCACGGTCAAGCGGAAGATGCCGACCACTCGGGGTCACCACTTCCTTCGCACCGTGCTCGGCACGCGACTGCAGCGAACGCGAGTAGCGAGCAATGCCGAGGTACGTCTGGTCGTAAGCCTTGATGGCCTGACGCACCGACGCAATGTCCGCACCAGTCTGGCGAGACAGCGTCTCGGCTCCACCGCCGTACACCTTGCCGAACGCCACACCCTTAGCGATCTTGCGCTGCTTCGACGTGAAGTCGTCACCGAACAGCATGCCAGCAGTGAAGTCGTGCAGGTCAGTACCCGACTTGATCGCGTTGATCATCTGCTTATCGCCAGCGAGACCAGCGAGCACGCGCATCTCGATCTGCGAGTAGTCGATCGAGATCATCGTCTGACCAGGATCAGCGACGAAGCATCGACGCACCATCCAGTCGCTCGACGGCAACTGCTGCAGCGGCGGACGCGACACCGACATGCGAGCCGTGCGAGCCTGCAGCGTGCCGATCCACGGGTGCAGACGATCGTCAGCATCCTTGAGATCGAGGAACGCCTGCGCGTACGCGGTGTCCCACTTTTCGGCGCGCTTCGCGCGAAGGATGGCGTCAGCAAGAGGGTTAGGCTCGCGTGCACCGATGCGCTTCCAGTCGCGATCGAGATCGGCAAGCGGCAGCAGCACAGCCTTGTCAACCTTCGCAGCGCCCGAGGGTGTCGTCTCAGACAGCGTCTCCCCCATCGCCGTCAGAGCCGTAGCAACCTGAGCAGTCGAGTTGATCGACGTGATGCCGTAACGGGTAGCGACCTTGGAGAACTCCACCGACTCGGCCTGCAGACGCTCACGCAGCCGCTCCGTGTACGCCACGTCCAAGCGCATGCCCTTGCGCTGCATCAAGCAGACGACCCACTGCAAGCGATGCTCAAAGTCAACGAGCGACTGGAAGCCAGCCTGCTTGCACAGATCGCGCAGCACCTCGAACACACGGAACGTCAGCAGCGTGTCAACGCCCGCGTACTTGAGCAGAATCGGATCGTCCTCATCGATGATCGCCCAGCCAGTGTCGACCGTAGCCTTCAACTCACGGAAGCGGTCCTTGAGCGCTTGCTCTGAATCGGGAGCCGACGCATCGACCCAGATCGCGGCGAGACGCTTGAGCGAATGCCCCGAGCCACCTTCCATCTCGGTGCGTGGGTCAAGCAGATGAGCAAGGATACGGGTGTCGAGAATGCGACCCTCGAACTTCTCGAGCGACACACCGACGTGACGGTCAACCACGAGCATGTCGAACGGCGCGTTGTGCGCGATGAGGAAGGGCGTCGAGATCAACGCCTTCTGGATCATTGCGCGCCAGCGAGCGACGTTGAGCACCCACGCCTCAGTGGCATTGCCGAACTGCACCGTGTAGGCACGGAAGTGGGGAGAGTAGATGTCGAGCCCACTCGTCTCAGTATCGAAGGCAACAATGCGCTGTGCCGAAAGCCACTCCTCGAACTTACGACGATCGTCATCAGACTCGACAACGCGCACCACGCAGGCACTCGAGTCGAGGGTCACATCAAACGTCTTCATCTTCATCGTCCCATTCGTAGAGCGGAAACACAGGGTCAGGCGCAAAGCCGAAGGAGTGGTCCGAAGTAGTCAGACGGGTATCGCCGTCGTACTCCTCGGCCTCCTCGAGGTCGGGCGGCTCGACATCGATCGAGAACACCGCGACCCCGAGGATGCGGAAGGTCAACTTCACGCCAGGCCCTCCGCCACACTCACACCCGACACGAGCGGAGTCTCGGGAGGCAGCCGCTCCACATCGACCTCGTCCTCGAGGTCAGGGAAGTCCGACGGACGCGCACGGCGGATACCGTCGAACGCGACACCGCCCTTCGACGCGCGCTTAGCGATACCGCGCTCCTCGAGCCAGGAGAAGAACTTGCGCCGAGTAACGATCTCTGACGGCTTAAGGTTCTCGGCCTCGGCCCAATGCAGGTACGCATCGAACACGTCCTTACCGAGCACGCGCTTCGCATGCACATCCGCGATGAACACACCAGGCAGAAAGCCCGACAGAGGATCGCTCGTCGAGCGGTACTCCGTCGTCGCATGCTGGATCGGTGACGGGTCATCAAGCCCACGCGCGAACCACGTCACGGAGCCACGCACCGCCCACGCCAGAATGCCCTGAGCCTCACCGAGCAGCACGTCAGGCAGACGGTGATCACGCTCATTCGGAGCGAAGTAGCGAGACCACTCGATCAACTTCACGCGACGCCACAGGCCCTCATCCTGACCCTTGAACGACGGCTTGTTGTTCGTCGCCAGCATCAACTGGAATGTCGGACGGAAGGTGAAGAACTCCTTGCGCAGGAACCGAGCCGTCACCAGATCGCGGCCAGTCAACGACTTGAGCAGTGCCTCAGCCATCGGCTTATCGGCTTCACCCTCAGCAGCGAACACCAGACGCGCACCGCGCAGAGCCGCAAGGTCATTCGGGATTCCACCCGACGCCTTCTGCTCGAACGTGGAGAACGGGGTCGTCACCGAGATCGCCTCGAACACCTCAGACAAGGTCGACGTGAACACAGTCTTACCGTTCGCACCCGAACCCCACAGCACCGAGAAGCACTGCTCCGTCGTCTCCCCCGTAATGCCGTAGCCGACGAGACGCTGCAGGTAGTCAACCATCACCGCGTCACCACGCATAACCTCGTGCAAGTACTGCACCCAGCGGGGACAGTCAGCAGTCGGGTCGTAGTCAAGATCGATGCGCTTCGTCAGCAGCAACAGCGGGTCATGCTCGAGCAGCACACCCTCCCGAAGATCGAGCACACCGTTACGCACTGCGAGCAGGTGATGGTGACGGTCCAGATCCTCGATGCGGGTAGCCACCATCGGCAACGCCTTGATCTCAGACAGCACCGCATCGATGCCGCGCTTCGACGCGCAGTACTTCGCCCACGCCTTCCAGCGGCGAGCCTCAGCCTGCAACTGCTGGTCGTTACCAGCGGACTCCATCAGCGCATCAGCGATGTCACCGACAAGGTCAGCCGACTCATGCACCAAGGCGCGGGAACGCTCGAGGCGATCCTCAGTCCAGATGCCGTTCGACAGCACGAGGAAGCCGATCTCCTCGATGTAGCGCAACGCCGTGCCATGCTGCGCTGCTAGCGCTGCCACGTAGCGGGCGTTTCCCAGATCCGTCAACGGAAACAGATTCTCGTCACGCTGCATCAGAGCCAGCGCAGTCGACGTGGTGGCGGGAGTAGTCGTCACCGCGTGGATCAGCGCGTTCGGGAAACCAGCGAAGTCAGAGGCAAGCCAGTCGGTGAGATCCATACCATCAGGAAGAGCCAGCACCTTCACCGTCACGCCCATGTCAGCGAGCGCATCGGCAAGCGTGGTCGAAAACGAGCGGCCAGCATTGTCACCATCGCCAGCCAACACGATCGGACGGTTAGGCACCCACGCCACGATCTGCTCAGCGAGTTCGCGACCAGCCAGACCAGCACCACGCACCGCGATCGCGTCATAGCCGACAGCACACGCAGTCAGCGCATCACCAGGGCCTTCCGTGATGATGACCTCATCCCAGCCAGAATCGCCAGAGAAGAACCCAAGGCGAGACCACGAACCTTGCTCGGGATTGCGCGGCCCATACCAACGGACCTTCGCCTCGGGATCGATAGCGCGAGCCTGGAAACCGAGCGCAACGCCATCGGGATTGCAGAACGGCACCACCAGGCGAGTACCACCAGGAAGGTCAGCAGCCTTGCCAAGGCCGAGGCGCTCGAAGTCGTAGTTGTCAATGGCAAAGCGCTCGAGCGCATACTCACGCACCGCGATCGACACACCAGCCGCGTAGCGGTCAAGGTCAGCACGCAGCGCGGCGATGGTTGCGATGTCAAGCGGCGCAGTGCGCTCGGAAGAGATCGCAACACCAGTCACCTCAGTGATGCCACGGAGGTCAGAGAACGACAGCCCCACAGCAGCGAGCACCCTCGCCGTGTCACAGCCAGCACGGCACTTAAGCAGCCCAGTGCCGTCAGGGGTGACCGCGATGCGCAGGGACGCTTGAGCGTCACTATGTGCAGGGCAATGCGCCAGCCAGCCGTCATGCTGCTGCTGCACACTGCCAAAGCGATCAAGCAGTTCTGTAAGTCTCAAGGTTCCTCCATTGCTCGGACACCTTGATCAGGTCTCAGTGGTGCCGAAATGCGAAAGACGGCGGCAGCCCTCGGGAAGAGAGCCACCGCCGTCGTCAAGATTCACAGTGAGCAGGCGAACCTTCCGCCAGCCCAATGCTTCGCACCACGCTCGTCTCGCTCCCAGTTAAGGACCGTCGCAAACGCCATGTGCTGATAGAAGGGAGCCCACCGATTCATCGGTGTCGCCCGCAAACGAGCCGCAATCTCGCGACCTGTCTTCTTCCCGAATAGATGCTGCAACTCGGGGGTGATCATCCAAGTCGAACCACGCGCAAGCGCATCGTTGAACTGGAAAGCACCTCTGTAGCCGCCACTCTTGTTCGTCGAGAACCAGTGACCGTTAGACTCGCGGCGCAGAACACACAAGGTGAACGTGCGCTGCGAAGGACGCCAATAGCGCCCGCGATACGGAGCCTTAAGGCCAGTCATCAAAGGAGACGACGCAGCGACCGACGTATCTGGGGTTGAAGCAACGGGCAGCGGAGCCGAAGGCCCAACCATCACCGCTGCTGCCAGGATCAATCCTTCCAGCATTGTGTTACCTCCTAGCGGGCCCGAACCGCACGCTTCAAGCGCACGACCTTCACCGCATCGGTGCGAACCGACGTCCACTGCCCATCAGGCGAGAACACGTCAATCCACTCGGAGTCGCCTTTGATGACATGACGGATGAACCGCCACTCACCGCGACGACCTGTCAGACGCAGGGACGTGCCCTGGTCAACGATGCGACTGTGAAGCCGCATCGAGTAGTTGTGGGCGACACCTTCAACAGGGTCGCCGAACGGGTGCTGCCTTCTTCGCTTCATCGAGCCTCCTCATGTGACCAACACTTACGAATAGCGTCAAACGCCATCTGTATTTCTTTCATGAATTCATCCCAATCAGAATTTGGATGGCTCTCCCAGATTTTCGCTACTGCTTGCTCTGCTTCATCAAGAGTGCGCTCGTCCTCTCGCACTTTGGCGATGAGGTTGCACCACATACACTCAGTCCAAGCGGGATGCGGTTCGGTGACAGGGCATAGCGGGTCGTGTGTCATAGACTGTTCTCCTCGTGATAGCGGGCCTGACGCAGCCAAGCCTGTGCCTGATCCATCACCTCGTTCGGGCAGTGTTCGACGAGTGCCTCGTAACGGTTGCCGCAGTCACCGCAGTCCCACATGGTTGCCTCGACACCAGCGAGGTAGCCCTCGCGATACTCGATTGACTTCACTTCCACCACCACGGACCCTGCTCCTCAGCAGCGCGATCCTGCGCAGCGAAGTCGTACTTCGGGAACGGCAGTTGCTCCTGCGGCTCCTCGACAACATCAGTACCGCAGTCGTGCATCGGCACCAGCACATCGAACTCGTGCTCGCCGTACACGTGATCACCGCATTGGATCTGGTAGCAGTCGTAGACCACACGGCTGATGTACAGCGGCGCGTAGTCCTCGAGTTCTTCATCGATACCGAAGCCCAACGCAAGTGCTTCGTCCACCCACGCCTGAATGTCGCGGACAGTGAGAACCTTCTTCGCGGGGGTGACAACAGAAATGATCGCCTCAGTAGGCATCGCTTGCCTTCTTCCAGTGGGAACGGACATACGGATCAGCCTTAACGAACTGCTCCGCGAGATTCATTCGCTGCAACAGCGCGAGGAGGGTGTCGTACGACATCACCGTGTATGCCTCGCCGATGCTTGCCTTTCGCTTCTTCATCACCAGTACGGCGAACGGAAGCCCTGCTCGCTGCGCTTGATCGTGAGCATCTTGCAGATGCTGTGCTACTGACCAGCGAGCAATGTCTTTGGCTTGCACACAGACAAGCCCATCTACGTGAACATCACCTAGATCACCAGCGCCTGCTTGGGCGGGACGGAACGCTTTGTGGCGAAGTTTGATGGCGTAGTCACGGAGTGCGGACTCGAAGGCAGTCCCGCGACGCTTATTCGCATTTACCATTAGTCGCCTCGCGTATCAGGTCAACCCACGCGGTTAGCGCGCGCAGAGTGTTGAATGGGATTAGGTGGTCTGATGACCAGGCTTCGGTCCAACCAGAGAAGCCGTCCTCGCGAAACTCTCGGCGGTAAACACCAGTGGTTCGCATAGTGTTCTTGATTTCGTTCTCCACGCGTAGCACGTCAGAACCGATGCCAGACCAGGCATCAACCAACGACCATCCGTGGTTACGGTGGGTTGACATTCTCTGAGAGACATTTGTGGTGATCCCGTACTGGCGCTCCTGCCGACCTCGGCGGTCACGAGCCAGTAGATAGAGGACTGCATCTCTAGACGGGTTGAATCCATACGTCGAGCAGTTCTTACATCTGAGCCTGAATCTGGTCAGGTCGTACACCTTGTAGGAGAACTCGCCACCGCAGTTTCCACACGCGAACACTAGGAAGGCTTTGTGGTTAGACCGCGCCTCCTGCACTGGCACCATGTCCACGCGGAGGAAGACGTTTCCCTCGGCCTCAATCTCTGAGATGAGTGCCTGGCGTCGCTCAGCACCGCGCTGGTGATTAGTGACAGGCCGAGCCATGTTCTCGTTCTTCACACTTTTCCCCAATGGGGAGGACTAGTCGACCTGAATGAATCGACTAGCCCTCCACCTCAGTTATTCAGGACGCCCGTAGTCCGACAGGTCATGCCCGAGGTGAACCTCACGCATGCGACGGTCACGGGACTTGCGGTACTCGCGCGAGTAGTGATCCTCACGCTCCGCGCCCGACTGGTACAGGACACCTGCAACGACCGCAGCGAAGATCAACACCACCAAGGCCATCAGCACGAGGTCGTTCGCGAGGATCTTCCCCAGGACAAGCCCGAAGACGAAGACCCCTGTGACTGCGAATGTCTTCACTCGTCACCGCCCTCGTACGCCCCCGTCAAGGTGCACACGGTCTTGGTGAACTTGCGCAGGAGACCGCTGTCCTTCGCAGTGAACTCCACCTGCTCGAGAGCGAGAGTGCCCACGGCCTTGCCGCCGTACGCTGCGAGATCCGACTCGACCTTGGCGATGTCACGAGCCATGCTCCACGAGCCAGTCTTGAACTCGAAGATGCCCAGATCAGGAGCCTCAGCGAGACGGAAACGGATCGTGATGTCAGGCTGGCAGCCCGTACCACGCTCAGCAGCAGCCTTGCGATCAGCCAGGGAAGTGAACTTCGCACACTCGCACGGCTCACCAGCCTGATCCTCGGGGTACGACAGAGTCTGACCATCGCACTTACGGATCGGACCAGCACGGCCCCAGAGAGTCATCGAGGAGAAAACCTTCTCCACGATCACGTCGACCTTGTTAGCAGAAGTGAAAACTTCCCAAGGCTGACGCTCATTGTCCCACTGCTGAGCAGAACCACCGAGCATCGTGGCGATGGCCTCAGCGAGTTCAGGATCATCAGTGGTGACACGGAAGTCGTTAAGTGTCTGGGGACGCTTGCCGATCATGTGACCCGCACGGAAGCGGCCCACAGTGTCGAACGACTGGCGAGGCTTAGCATCAGCCTCAACTGCAAACAGATTAATTGCCATGTGGTGTCTGTTCCTAACCGCGAGCCCTGATGGCCCGCATTGAGATGGACTTGCTCTTCATCTCCTTGCCGCACTTGCACCAGGCTTGTGCAGAAGGGAGTCCGTAAAGCACCACCCACTTGTCGGGGTGCTTACTGCACGAGAACTCCATAGGAGCCCCGTTGTACTGACTGGCACGCATCAGGCCCCCTTGAAGATCGGGGTGAGCGGCTTACCGATGACGGTCTTCGAGATGGTCTTGTCCCACTCGAACACCGTGTTGCGCAGCGCCAGGAAGACGTCGAAGACTTCCTCGTCGCACTTCATCGGGATCAGTTCGTAGTGCTCAGGCGACATGTGGAAGACCGCACCGCCGCTGATGTTCTTCGGCAGCGGAACCTGATTGCCGTCCGTGCGCTGCACGTAATCGGCGTAGCGGTAAGCAGCCAACTGCAGACCGACCTCCGCGTAAGTGGCCTTGGTCGTCTTCCAGTCGCCGACAACGACCTCGCCGCCGATCTCAGCAATCCAGTCGAACGTGCCCGCGTAACGGTGCTTGTCCGAGAAGATCGTCTCTTCCGTCATCAGGAAGGTCGGCTGGAAGTCCTTGACGAACTGATCAAAATGCTTGAGGTAAGGCTCGGCATCAGCAGTGACACGACCGAGCGTCTCGCCCTTCGACAGGCGATCGAATGCGTCATGCACCTCGGTGCCGATGTCAGCGCGGCCAGTGGTGTAGCGACGAGGGGCAGCCTTGAGCAGGTCAATGGCAGCCTGACGCTGCCCATTCATGATCAGAGCGCTGTACGCCCCGAAGTTGTCGACCGCGAACTCAGCGACCATCTTCGCAGCCCAGTGCTGCAGGAACGGCTTCGGCAGCATCGACAGGATCGAGGTAACGCCTGGCACCTTGTCGTTCGTGACAGGGTTGACGTAGAAGCGGGAGCCGCTACGCGAGATGGTTTGGATCTTGGGTGTAGTCAAGTGAGACCTCCGAGTACGGAGAGGTGATTTCCTCTACACACTGCTCAGGTCTCAGAGGTGACGAAGTTGAGATCCTCCGCGTCATAAGCCAGATCGAGAAGCCAGTCGAACTCCGCGAGGGAGCAATTGGCAACCGACTCACGCTGAGCCGAATAGCCACCCATCGACGCGAAGGCTCCAGCAGCCTCCGTTACCGAAGTGAGGCGCTTCTCGAACGACAGCGCGATAGAACGCAGCGGGAACTGACGACGGCGAACCGTTGACGGATCGAAGGCAGCACCATAAGCATCGGCGTAGCAACTCATACGCAGGTGGTACGTGTAATCACGAGCCGTCGTAATGCCGAACACCACGCCACCATTCAGCGGGAACCAGTACAGGAACGTTTCCCACGGAGACGGGCCAGGCTGACCTACCTGCTTGGAACGACGATAAGCACGGTCGCATTCGACGCACCAGTTACCAGCAGCGCGCTTACGACTACCGTTGTAGTGAAAGTCCGCACGGGTCAACAGCCGCTTACAGGCCCCGTAGCAGCGCATGGGTTCCTTTGGGTCAAGCAGACCAGCGTCACGAAGAACGGCATTCGATGCTGAACGCTGAGCACCAAGCACCCGATACATGTCAGCAGCATCCGCGTAGCGGCTCGGTGCAGACTCACGCTCGACAATGTCAAGAGCCTCACACAGGGCATGCTCAATCCTCTGACGAGACTTCTGTACTGCTCGGCGGTTTCTCCCTAAAGTCACTGCAATCTCAGCATCGGTTGCACCATCGAGGCGGAGGCGCATCAGGTCACGCTTACAGGGGGTAAGTCCTTCGATCCACTCAACAGCAGCAGGCACTAGATGGGCGTTCTGCCACCCAACAACCTGCATCCCAAAGTCTGGATTCACATGAGGAACAGGTCTCAGAGATGACGAAGTCCCCCTAGCGGGTGCGGGCATTGCCCGTGCTAGGGGGACTAAGGGTGGTGAAGTGGTGAAAGTGGGGGTATTTCAGGTTTAGTTCATAGAGAGAGACTCAATTTGTAATATCAATCTGAAATAGGGTCACTTTCACCACTTCACCACCCTTTTGCCACCTTCGGTGAATTGCACATCGCGCCTTCGGCGCTCCTACGCCTTCGCGGCGGTGCGTACCTCACGGAGACGCTCCGCAAGATGGTCAAGGAAGACCTGACACACCTTCTTCTCTACGGGGCTCAGCGTGGTGAGACTGATGTTGTCGAGCAGGTTCGCGGCGCTGCGCAAGGCAGCCTGGACCTCGGCGGGGTCGGTGATCTGCTCCTCCCCCAGCACCGCTGTCCGCTGCATCTTTGCCCGCTGCACCCGATCCTTGCGCGCCCGATCGAGCGGGGCCGTCTTGAGGAAGCCGTAATCCTCGAGTTCCTCGGGGGTGAGACGAGCCCGCACAGCATTACCAATGTGATAGCGGATCGCATTCATGACCTTCGCACGCTCAGACTCACTGATACCAGCCGAACCCATCACCTCAGCAACTGCCTGACGGTACGCATACGTGTTGCCCTGTAGGTCAGCCTTGCCGTAGCGATCCGTGTAGGTCATGCGGAGGTCGATGAGGCGCTCGGCTGCCTCCTTGATGTATTGGGTGTTGTACTTGCCATCAACTACTTCGCGCGTGGCATGACGGATCGCCTCCGTCGCTTCCTCGATAATTTGTTCGCGCGACTTCGTGATGTCCCCTGAACTGGTACGCATGTCGTCCCCAATGTCTGACCCTAGTGGTAGTTACTTCTCGTACAGTACCAGACTGCAAGCAGTAATGCACTAACACTTCTTGGCCCTGGTACGTACGTCATGTTATGGTCGCTAAACAGGGCATTTCGGCCCTACAGAAGGGGGAAGTTGGGATGGCATTGCAGTACGACCTCAGTGCAATCGAGCAGGAGTACTGCGAAGCACTAGGGAAACTCGAAGAGATAGAGGCAAGGTACCTCGAAGACGAGTACTGCGAAACGCTCCACAGGCTTGAGAAGATTGCAGCCCGCTACTTTGAGGCGGGCGGAAAGCGCGCGGTGCTGGACCTCATCCAGACCTTCTAGCCCCCAAACGACGAAAGGCCCCCCACCCAAATCTGGGCAGGGGGCACTTTCGCTATGTGGAGGTGAGACAGTCGACCGTTCCAGACGGTGACTTACCCAGGGAGCCGAGGGCTACGGGCTCGACCCCCTGGTGATTGTGGGGATAGGTGTGTGGACCTCAGTCGTCCTTACCGTCATGCCCAGCCGAGGCCAGGAGCGCGATCCACGCACCGAGACACACCGACCCGAGAACCGTCAGGGCCACGCGAGTCTCAGGCGATGCGCCTCCGTGGAATGCCAGCGCTACCCCGCCCGTCAGCAAGACGCCAGTAGCAAGCAGCAAGGGCCAGCGGGCGAGGTCGCGAAGGTTCATGACGGGGTGTTCTCCAACTTCTTGAAGATCGCCTTGTGCGTCTTCTCGCAGTACGGCTGAACGGTCCAGCCCATCCACTTCTGCATCGACTCGATGGCCTTCACGGGGAAACCCTGCTCTCCCTCGGGCTGAAC